TAGGGCGCATTATTAATGCATGAACAGGGCGGGGATGGCCCGCTGGGAATGGAAGGAACCGAGATGAGAGAGATTACAATTCTTCCAGATGAGCAATATGGTGGGCATTGGATTGAAACAGATCGCGCCACTTATTATTTCTCACAGGGAACCACACTTGCTCAGGTGTTTGATATGATGGAGAACGAAAGGGATGACGAAAATGTGGGAAAACATTAATGGGGAACTTATTTGGATCGACAAGGAAATGGGATGGCAGGAAAATGAGCGATACGATTCTGTTGGCAATGATAAAGTTTGTTCTTGTGGTGACGTGCGGGATCATGGTCGTAGGCTTACTGCGGGCGGGGTTGCTGTCGGTGTCGCTGGGGGTATGATTGCTGCGAAGGCGGTGCCTAGGGTTGGGAGTTGGTTGTTATGGATGGCTGGGATTTTCACATTGACCATGATTTTTATGTGAGGGCATACTCCAACAGTCTTGAATCAAAGAAGTTTTTAGTTTCTCGGTATTCGTCTTCAAACAAATATACGCGAATCTTTAAGATTCAGGGAACTAGATACAATGTGGCGATTACAAGGAGTCCCTCATGCACATACAGTCACACACTTAGCGTCGCAGAGCACACACTTTATTATCAAGACGAAGTTTCAACACCAGACATTGTGTGCATGGCTTTGACCGACGATGACTTTATCTTGGTTCCTGATGACATTGATTCACCAACACTATTTTAGATTCCCGGCTGGGCGGGTAATACCAGAACTGAATTGAAAGTAGCCATACGAAAGGAAAAGATCATGGCTGTTGTTTACTCCTCTCTCTCTGACGACTTTGTTGGCAAGAAGGCTTTCTTCACTGCTCAGAATTCTGCTGTTTCTTTCAAGGAACTGCGCGGCAAGAAGATCGAGATTAAGGATATTGTCATCACCGAGGATGACGTGGTTGACACGGACACTGGTGAGGTTGAGACTCGCCGGGCTATCACGGTGATTGACAAGGATGGAAACGCTTACGGCACTTCGTCTCAGACGGTGGTTGCCCAGATTCAGCGGCTTGTGGATATTCTGGGTGACGTTAAGTCGTGGCCGGAGCCGGTGACTGTTGAGATTGGGTCTGCTAAGTCTGGGCGTGGTCGTGAGTACACGACGGTGACGCTGGCCTGACGGACGCTGTAGGATACTAGTTGCCCCCTGTCCCCTTAGGGGGCAGGGGGTGATTGGTTTGGTTAAGTCTCAATGGGGTAAGCATTATCGGTCGTTTAAGCGTGGCGCTAAGCATGTTCGGAATACTGCGACTGAGATTCGGGATTTTGTTGGTGGGCTTGATTTTAGCCCCTTGCCGGATACTTTGTCTGAGGAGCAGGGCAAGGTTAAGGTCAAGTCGGCTAAGGCGAGCGCAAGGGAGCAGCATCGTTCTGATTTGGATAGGGCGCGTGATTTGTTGCAGGTTGAGCGCGATCGGGCTGTGCGTAAGATGTATAAGATGGCCATTAGCGACGACGGTGCGGATATTCGTGGGACGAAGTATGATCCTTTAGGTAAGTCGGCTGTTGGGAAGGTGACGTTGAGGAATGCGGCGAGAGAACTTGACCGTCTTAGCGAGTTTAATAATTCTGATAGTGTGTGGTATTATTCTGACCGTAAAGGTAATCCCATTTCTGCTAAAGACGTTCGCCGTTATCGCGATGCTGTGCGTCGCTATAATGAGGATATTGACGCTTATGAACGCAGTGTAGCGGGAACTAAATTGCCTTATATGGGTGACGTTACCGTAGGCGACTGGATTAGAGATTTTAGACCGTCTCGTTCTTATTTGCCCGGTGGCTCACATTATGCGCTTGAGAGAATGAATCCCGATAAGCGCACAGTGAATTTTGAGTCCGCCGAAGCAATGCGCGAGAAAACTAATGCTGTTTTGGACTCTCTCAGTAAGGCAGCCAAGCAAGAAAAGTTGACGGCAGCAAAACAACAGATTGCTGCAATGCTTGATGTTATTGGTGACCCCGAACTGTTTGATATTCTTACAGACATTCCCGATGACGTGTTGTGGTTAATGTGGACTGTAAACGGCGATTTCGCCAACCAACTTTCGCTTATGTACGAAGCGGCGAAAGAAGGATATTTTGATCGAAGGAGAGCCGGCTACGATCTTTGGTATGACGACGTGGAGGAAGCAGATTCTAGCATTAAATCCCTACTTAAAGAAATAAAGCAAGTTAAGATTAAACCGGAGGACGATTTCAGTGGCTCGCCAATCAACAAGCGCAAGTCCCGTAAGGGGCGACGCTAGGCGTAGTCACAAAAAGGTTCCTTCGTTTTGTGCAGATTTTGAGACGACGACGGTTGAGGATGATTGTCGGGTTTGGTCTTGGGGCATTATTCAGGTTGGGAAACTTCAGAATTATGTTGACGGAATTACACTTGACGGTTTTATGTCTCATATTTCTGAGCGCGCGGCACATATTTATTTCCATAATCTTGCTTTTGATGGTACATTCATTCTTGATTGGTTGTTGAAGCACGGATATAAATGGGTGAAGGAAAACCCAGGGGTTAAGGAATTCACTTCTTTGATTTCTAGGATGGGTAAGTATTATTCAATCACAGTTGTTTTTGAGACTGGTTATAGGGTTGAATTCCGAGATTCATTTAAGAAATTGCCAATGTCGGTCAGTGCAATCGCTAAAGCATTTAATTTGCATGACCAGAAACTTGAGATTGATTATGAAAAACCTAGACCATTAGGCTACATCCCTACAGAGCAAGAAAAGCGATATCAACGAAACGATGTAGCAATCGTTGCTCAAGCACTCGAAGTTCAGTTTGAAGAAAAGATGACTAAACTAACGGCGGGTAGCGATTCGCTTGCAACATACAAGAAAATGACGGGAAAACTGTTTATTCGCAGATTCCCAATTCTTTCACCAGAAATTGACGGCGAAATACGCAAAGCATATCGCGGCGGATTTACTTACGCAGACCCGCGTTATTCGAAGCAACTGAATGGAAAGGGGAGTGTGTATGACGTCAATTCGCTATATCCATCGGTAATGCGAACAGCACTACTTCCTTACGGCGATCCGATTTATTCAGATGGTGCCCCGCGAACAAATCGACCACTTTACATTGCTTCAATCACATTTACAGCGAAACTAAAACCAAACTACATTCCTTGCATCCAAATTAAAAAGAATCTTTCTTTTAATCCAACACAATACCTAGAAGAAGTAAAAGAACCTACAACTGTTGTAGCAACAAATATTGATATTGAATTATGGAAAAAGCACTATGACTTAAAAATCTATTCATGGAACGGCACATTCGAGTTTCGCGGCTCACACGGATTTTTCGATAAATATGTTGACCATTTTATGGAAATTAAAAAGAATAGCACTGGCGGGCTAAGACAAATTGCTAAACTTCACCTAAACAGTTTGTATGGAAAGTTTGCAACCAATCCTGACATTACCGGAAAACATCCCACCTTGAAAGACAATCGCGTTTCGCTGGTAATGAATGAACCTGAAATGCGGGACCCTGTTTATACACCAATGGGCGTATTCATTACAGCCTATGCACGAAAGAAAACGATTAGTGCAGCACAAGATAACTACGACACATTTGCATATGCCGATACCGATTCTCTACATCTCATCGGCCCCACCACTCCCCCGGAATCGCTATGGGTCGATCCGGTAGAACTGGGGGCCTGGAAACATGAGAGTTGTTTCACAAAGTCGGTTTATATTCGAGCAAAGCAATACGCAGAGGAGATTGATGGTAAACTTGATGTGCACATCGCGGGGATGCCCCGCAACGTCGCAGCAACGTTGACTTTGGATGATATGTTGCATGGTGGCACTTGGAATGGTAAACTGATTCCTGTAAGGGTTCCCGGAGGGACAGTCCTCCGAGACACAACATTCACATTGAAGATTGATTAAGGTTGGTAATCATGGCACGCCCCGTTTCTACTCACGCGACCACTAAGTTCCGTCTCAGCAAGGCTATTCTTGCGGACCTTGAGGAGATGCATTGGACTCTCCGCAAGCAGCCGTCCGAGATTGTTGAGGAGGCCCTTGTTGACTATATTGCCAAGAATGCTCCCAAGTCTGCTAAGTGATTTCTGACTAATTGCTGGGGAGCAACCTAATGAACTGGGCCTGGCTTAGTTGGGTAGCAGCCCTCAGATTTGCTTTCAGATGATTGGGTATTTATGGTAGGCTAGGAACGTAGGTTCCTAGCCTACCGTTTTAGGAGGAAAAATGGCGCTATCTGATGCCGAAAAGAATGCACTTAAGGGGTTGAACCCGGACGGCTCCCCCATGAACGAGGAGCAGCGAAAGGCCAATAAGGCCAAGGTTGACGCCAAGAACGCTGAGTCGATCAAGCAGGACAAGGCCGAGCACGGCGGCCGATCGCTTACCGAGCGCAGGACCGAGGGCGACCCTCAGCAGTCCATGGATGACGCCCAGACACGGAACAAGGCGGCCAAGGACCTCACGCCGCAGCAGCGCGAGGAATCCGGCATGACCGGCAATGACGTCTTTGATCCAGGCGACAGCGACGGGGACAAGAAAGCCGTCTCCCCTGACGACGGGAATATGCTCGAAGGAGCTCCGAAAGACCCCGCCGACGTCGATCACTTCAAGGACACTAAGGCGGCTTGGAAGCATCTCACAGACGTTTTCGGTGAGAAAGTTTCCGCGTTGCAGGCGGAACTTGAGAATCGTCTTGGTGAGCAACTAACCCCCACGGACAGGGAGACAGGTAACCCGTTTGCTGGAGACGACGTTCCTGCGTCAAAGGAGATGACGCTTGACGACGTGAAACAGGCGGCTGAGAGCACGAAGGATGACGCCAAGGCAGTCCTTAAGGGGGTAGGCGATGTTGGCGGCGCCGCCCTTGATCTTGGGGGAGCGGCCGCTAAGGACGCGGGGAATGCTATAGTTGATGGTATGGGGATTGACAGGAAGGCTGCGGCCAGTACTGGAAAGACTCTCGCAGGACTTTCGGGGCTGTTTTCTAGTAGCGATTCTGGGAATGATAAGGTTCCGGATTCTAATTGGAAGCCTAAGTCGATTAGCGAACTTTTTAAGGGGAATTGATTATGCCACAGTTGCGTGACGACACTTCAAACATTGATATTCTTAACGCTATTCGTAGCGACGCACGATATGATTATCAGAACATGGTTCCTGAGGCCACCAAGGCCAATATCCAGGAAACCATTGCGGGAATCATGTCCGACAATATTACTCGGAATGAATTCATGACATCGCTGGTTAACCGTATCGGCTCTACGATTGTCCGTGACATTTTGTGGAAGAATCCGCTTGCGGTATTCAAGCAGGGCATGATGAATTTCGGTGACACCATTGAGGAAGTTCACCTTGACTTCATTAAGCCCACCATTTATGAGGAGCAGCGCGACTATCTCGAGCGCGACGTGTTCGGGCAGGCTCCGCCGCCTTCTAAGTCTGCGTTCCATACGATTAACCGCAAGGAGAAGTTTAAGATCACGGTTAATCGTGATGTGATTCGTCGGGCTTTTCTTTCGGACAACGGTCTTTCTGAGATGATTTCTCAGATTATGGCTGTGGCCGCTTCATCTGACCAGTGGTCTGAGTTCCTTAGCATGACCAAGTTGTTTAAGACCTTCGATGACAAGTTCGGGTTCTATCGGATGCAGATTTCCGATATGAATTCGTTCGAGCCGGATAAGGCTAAGGTTGACGCTGCACTCAAGGCGCTTAGGGTTGCCGCAAATAAGATGCAGTACCCGACGCCCGCGTATAACTCGGCGGCGGTCCACTCGTTCGCTCGGCCTGAGGACTTGGTGCTTATTGCCACGCCTGAGTTCAAGGCGAACGTTGACGTGACGTCCCTGTCCGCGGCGTTTAATCGGAGCGACGCCGAGGCGCCGTCTCACATCATCACGGTCCCGGGCGAGGCGCTGGGGATGGCTGACACGTCGGCTATTTTGACCAGTAAGCAGTTCTTCGTGATTAAGGATATTCTCCTTGAGAACCGGAGCATCTCTAACCCCGAGGGCCTTTACGACAATTTCTGGCTGCATCACTGGTCGATTATGAGCGCTTCGCCGTTCACACCGGCTATCGCGTTCGGCACTAAGCCGAACACGGTTGTGGTGACGCCTAAGGCCGAGACTAATGCAGCGATTACTACACTGATTGTGACTAAGCCGGATGGCATTCAGTCGACGATCATGCCGCCCGGGGCGGTTCGTCAGACCAGTATTCAGTGGAAGACGCCGCCCGCCAATAAGGGTTACGCCACTGATTGGTACCTCAAGAACGCCAAGTCTAAGGGAACCAAGATTTCCAATGACGGTGTTCTTACTATTGGACCGGATGAGCCCGAGGCGTTCCTCACTCTCGGTGTGAATGTTGACACTAAGGGCGAGGATGGCAATAAGCCGCTGAATAAGGAGATTAGCATTCAGGTTAAGAAGTAATACCTGAATCAACACAGAACCGGGCGTCCAATGGGCGCCCGGTTCTGCTATGCTTGGACTTGAAGGAGGACGATATGTCAGAGATTTATGCTATGCCGCCTGAGACGCGCGCGGGTTTGTCTTTTGATTATTCTGTGTGGTCTGCGGGCAGTGTTATCACGATGGTTAACGTGCCTTTCGATAACACGTATCGGGATATTGTTGACTGGAAATCGTATGGTCACACCCCTTATGCTTATGTTAAGTCTTTCAATAACCTGCATAAGGTTGAGATTAATCAGATGACTTATCTTGCTCAGGGTAAGCCGATCCGCATTCCTACGCCGTTCACTAAGGCCAATCAGTACAACTATGTGATGGTCGAAAACCCCGGACGCCCGGTTAACAACATTGGTTTTGAGGGTTACACGCCTAGTGTGTTTTTCTACTTCATTACCAGCATTGACTACATTGCTCCCAATACCACGCAGTTGACACTTCAACTTGATGTTTGGACCACCTATTATCAGCGGATCAACTTTGGCCGTAGTTACCTTGAGCGCGGGCATATGGGTATTGCGGCAACTGATTCTTTCGATAACTACGGAAAGAACTGGTTGACCCAGCCTGAGGGCTTGGACATGGGCTCCGAGCACCAAATTATCCGAACCTACCGGCGATTGCTGGCAGATGTTAATAATTACGATTATATTGTGATTATTACTTCTACAACAAAACTTGACGCCAATAATGGTTACGGTGACGAAAACAATCCCCGCGTATCTATGGCCACTTCCTCGCGAACTGAAGGAATTCCTAACGGTACCGAAATTTATGCGTGCACCGCAGGTAATTTTAAATCCGGTATGGAAGGGCTTCGTTATTACCCCTGGGTTGCGCAGGGCATTGGGTCAATCACTATTGTCCCTAAAGACGTTGTTGACTTAAATGCCGGCGACAAAGTTAAGGTTGGTGAGAAAACAGGACAAGGAACGTGGACATGGTTATCTGACAACAGCGTTTATATTAATCGCAATTATTCGTTGACTGATGCCAGTTTTAGGAATGAATTTCTTTCGTTACTTCCTAAGGAATATCAGGAACTTAAAAAATTCGTGACATCACCGTACTGTATTGTCGAGTTGACAACATATTCAGGTAACCCCGTTGAATTTCGTCCCGAGTCCATCCGCACAGCCGGAATCAATATTAATCAATATGCACATGTTGTGCCGCCTAATCCGTCCTTGTTTTTCACTATTCGGGACTACAACACAATCACTGAATCTGTGATTGTTGAGCGCCGTGCCGGCAAGGTGACTAACGAGTACGGCGAGGGCTGGGATATGTGTACCGGATACACCTCACTTCCAACATTCTCGGCCGTCAACAATTCCTCGTTGAACGCCTTGGCTTCCTCAGCGCATACTGCGGCGGCTCAGGTGAATAATGCGAAGTGGCAGCAACAGCGCGCTCAGCGCGCCGCAACGGCAGCAAGGGATGTGGCTAATGCTGGCATTGCTGCAACTCAGGCGGGCGCCGAGAATTCCATGTGGGGCAATTCTGCAATGGCGGATTCTCAGTCTCGTTACAATAATATGAGGGCTACGGTTCAGGCAACTCAGGGCGCCATGACAGCACTTGGCGGCGTTATGGGGCTGAATGGTTCGGCGGCCGGCGCAGGTATTGGTCAGGCGGCTACGGCTGGTGTTTCTGCGATGATTAATAATTCTCAGGCTCAGTCGACGGCGAATATTCAGAATCAGTTGGCTAGTGGTGCTTCGCAGATTTCTCAGCAGCAGCAGAGAACTGTGCGTGATACTAACTACGAATTGGCCCAGTTCGCGGCTAATGGTGATTATGAGGCGGCTATTGCGTCGATTAATGGTCAGCGTCAGGACATGCAGGTTATTCCACCGTCGGTGGTTGGACAGACTTCGGGTTACGTATCTGCGATGGTCTCCAACGGACTTGTGATTGATGCTAGAATTAGGAGTGTTTCACCGGCGGCTATGCGTAGTATTGGTGATTTCTGGCTTAGGTATGGCTATTTGATGAATACTTGGATCAAGTTCCCGAAGACCCTCAGCCTTATGACCGAATTTACATATTGGAAAATGGCTGAGTGCTACTTGGTTGACACAACTATTCCTGAGGGATTCAAGGCCAGCGTGCGAGGAATCTTCGAAAAGGGTGTGACTGTGTGGCGTTCTCCCCAGCGTATCGGTAACACAAATGTTCGCAACAATCGGATTGACAAGTCGGTTAGGGTGACCCTTAGTGAGTAAAAAGGATTATGTGCTTAACGGCATCTACAAGAAAATCATGGCATCTCCCCCATCCTCATCTGAGGCGCGACAGGCGCAACTTGAACACATGTATCGGCGTCAGTTAATGGGCAAGTGCCTTTCCCGATTTACTTGGGAGGGATTGCCTAATGGGATTGATCCTCGTTTTATTGAAGCAACTATCTTCAATAACGGGTACTCTGTGTTTTATTTCGATAGTTTCTTTGAGTTGTTTATGGCAATGCCCGCCGCGATCTCGGGGCCGCTGGACATTCAGGACAACCCCACGGGATATCGTGTCACCCGTAATGGTGTCTATTCTCGTGAGGTGAGTGCTTCGGAGTCGGTGTGTATTTGGGGTAATCAGGTTCGGGAGCCGGAAATTGATGTAGTGCTCTCGTATGCTGCACGACTTGCTCAGATTGACAGAACAATCGAAATTGATCTGTTGAATGAACGCAACCCGATGATTGTCGCGTGTTCGCAGGACCAGCGCCTCACTATCCAGAATCTCATTTCCAAGATTTACGACGGCGAACCCGTTGTGTGGGGCACCGAGAATATGAGTATGGACAATCTCGCCAACACGATAGGTGTGTTCCCGCTTAACCAGAATGCTGGTGCTGGCGCCGTTTCTTCGATCAAGCATATGGAGTCCAAGTCCAAGATTTGGGGCGAAGCGCTCACAATGCTCGGGATTATGAATGTCAATTCTGAAAAGCGTGAGCGAATGGTTGTTGAGGAAGCGGCCGCCAATTCAGGTCAGGTGCTTGCATCTCGTGAGTCGTTCATGAAGCCGCGGGAACTTGCATGTGAACAGATTAATGAGAAATTCGGACTGAATGTCTCGTGCTACTGGGCGGTTGACGACAATGCTGCACCGAACCTTAATGATTATCTTGCTAGTTCTAATTTGACAACCTATGGGGGTGAAGATGGCGGTAACAACGATAATGCTTCGTGACGTTGTGCGGATTACTGATGACCATATTGGCCTTGATGATTATCCGATCTTCGACGAAGCATACAGGAAAACACTGAATGATCGGATTAAGAAGACCTATTGGCTTCAGGAGATTGCTCACGAGACAATTGATATTTTTATTTGGCGGTTAAGCCTTAAGATGGAACTGATTATGCCCCGGTATAATCGAATGTATCTGGCTGAACTGCAAAACACGGACCCGCTCGAGGGCAACCGTCACTACAGCGAGACCAGTCAAGACGGTAGGTCCCAGAACTCTGGGATCAACCACCAGACCGGCAGTGGCAGTGGCACCAACAAGTCCAAGGGGCGCACCGTGGGCTCGGACACTCCCCAGACACGGCTTGCGGGCGATGGGGACTATGCTACGAGTATCAGCGACGCGAGCACGTCAGGTGACACCACGTCTCGTAATGAGTCGGATAGCACGTCGTCCTCGAATAGCAATTACACCAATAATCAACACTCTAATTCGTGGGGATATTCGGGCTCCAAGGCTCGTGCGATTGCGGATTACCGGGGCACGTTGCTTAATGTTGATGATCTAGTAATCGCGGAACTCAGCGAACTATTCCTAGGACTATGGGACACAGATATGCCCCATACTCCTGGCGGACTAATTAATGGATACTCATTCGGACTAGGACTTGGAGGATATTATGGCTACTGGTGACGACATTATCGGGTCAATCGATCAAGCGTTGTGGCGCGTTCAGTCGCGTTCGGTAAACAACATTACCCCGTTCACTTATCGCGACGGCTTGACGTATATTGACGTGCTTGAGCGAATTCGCTCTAGCGTCATTGACGTCATTACGTTCACGAATTCCTTTGGCGAGGAACAGGACAAGATTATCGCCAAACTGAATGAGACGGTCACCAATTTCATTACTGAGGTTGAGAAGACTCATTCAGGTTGGAACAAGGAACTAGATGCAAAGAAAACTGCGCTCGAGTCTCTGATTGAGGACTTCAAGCGGCGCCTTATTGACGCTGAATTCCGTGAGGTTGACGGCAACTACATTGAGGCGCCACTTAAGTCGCCTGCGGGTAAGCGGGTTACGCTGACGACTAAGGCGTGGGGTGATGCACTTAAGGCCCAGAACACGCAGTTTCAGGCTGACATTCAGGAAAAGTTGGATCAACAGCGCAGGGACTTTGACAACCGTTTCCCGGCCTATTACACGAAGACTGAGGCTAACGATATCTTTCTTGAAGACCCTAAACTCACTGAGGGTGTTGTTATTGGTTCGTCTAATGCAACTATTGAAGCAAGCCGCTGGACTGAGACTCTGTGTCGTGAATTGGGACTTAACCCTAATGTGTACGCAATTGGTGGCGGCGGGTTTACTTCGACGTCTGACAATAATTTCCTGACACAGTTGGATAATGCCAAGCAAGGAATGTCTGAGGATAAGCGCCGCAGAACTAAGTACCTGTTTGTGATCGACTTGCTGAATGATATTCGGGCACAGAATTCCGTGAGCGATAAGGCGTCAACATTTTTCAGGCTTGCGCGCCAGTACTTCCCTAACGCGGACATTCGAGTGCTTCCGGTTATCTTTAACGAGTCCTCGCTGAATGAGTATGTGCAGATGGCGCGCTCATGTGTTTCCCGGACATTCGAGGTCGTCAATGCGGGCAAGCCCTACGGCGCCGTCGTCTGCGAAGGTTCTCGTGGTTGGGTGCACTGGGGAGACGAGCAAGCCAAGTCCTGGGACCAGGGGCCCGATAATGTGCACATGACTGCCTCGGGGTACACGCACGTCAAGGAGCTCTTTCAGGTGTGGCTCAAGGGTGGGTCGTCGTGGTTCAACCCCCCGGCGATGGCTCTGCACACGCTGTCTGACGGCACTGTGGCAAAGGACTACAACTACCTCACGTGCGAGCGCGATAGGGACTGGGTTTACATTCAGGGAACATTCAAGGTTGGCACAAATAATGTGGGATACGATGGTCGACTAATGAGTATTCCTGGGTGGGCGCGCCCGTACGATGGCGTAATGTCACCCATTATTGGAAATGACAGATCATACAAATATCTATATGTCGCTAAGACTGGGGGAATTTACGCAGGAGATATTCTCTCCGCCAACCAGACCTACCAGGTGAACATGACCTACAAAATCTGGTGAGTAGACAGGAATAGCCTGCCCCGATAGAATTGGGGCAGGCTATTTCTGTTGGAGGAAACTATGGCATGGGACGCAACAGCCAAGAAAGTTGCGATTAAGGCTATCGGTCAGGTTGAGTCGTCCATGGATTACTCGGCGATCAACTACAATGACCCAATTACTGTCGGAATTGCGCAATGGTACGGCACTCGCGCCGCGGCAATTCTTAACCGCATGCGTGGCGCTCACGCGGCCGAGTATGGGCAAGTGGACGCGGGGTTCAGGTCTCGGCTCGAGTCGGTGCCTGAGTCCGATTCGTCCTGGAACACCTACTATCTCTCGCGCGCCGTTGGTGACAGCCTCAAGCCACTGCTTAACGCTGGCAAGGACATTCAGGGCGACCAGATTGTCAAGGACCTTGAAAACTATTTCAGTGTTGCTAAACAATATGGGATTAACCCTGAGACTGATACTGACGCATTTATTCTCTGGTGCGTTGCGTACCACCAGGGTCCCCGGTATGCCCTCCAAGCCGCTAGCAACTATTCTGGTGGCGGCCTTGAGGAAATGTATTCTGACATTATGGCTAACGGAGTACTCGGTCGCTATTCTAACCGTTACACTCAGGCTAAGAACATTATCGCTGGAAAAGACGTTAGTGGTGTTGGTGAGGGAGGTATTTCTGGAAACACCCCCGGCAATGGTGGGAGTGTTGGCAACAATACGCAGACTGTTAACGTGTCAGGGGGCAAACTGATTATTAGTGCCGACGACAGCGGCATTCTTACACTTCGTTCAAAGTTCGGCAACTATCAGATGTATTCCCGAGGCCACAATCTTTGGGAAGTAAATCTCAAAGACATTCAGCAAACAATCGTCGGTCAAAACCCTGCCGCCAACGCGGGCGGGGGAGGTGGGGGCGGCGGAACCCCCACGCCCGGCGGCTCTGGTAAGGGTGCGGCGGCGCTGGCATGGGTAATGGCCCGATTGGGCAAATTTGCTTATTGTCAATGTCCCGGTAGGCAAGACCCTGACAATTCTGGTATCACGGATTGTAGTGGTTTAATGTATGCAGCCTATAAAGCAACTTCTAATACATTTGTCGGCACTTGGACGGGCGATCAATACTTCCGCGGGGCTGAACCGTTCCCACGCCGTGGCGGGGCTATGACGGCCGCTGAGAGGGCCCAGTTGCGGCCAGGGGATATGATTGTCATGGCATGGAAGTCGACCGGCAGTTATTACCCTGAAACAGATCACGTTGAAATGGTGGTAGACTCAAACACCCTAGTAGGCCACGGCGGCAACCCGCATTATGGCCCAGTAACTAAATCTATTGATGTACTCGCCGGCACTCGCTGGTGGACGGTAAGGCGTCACGAATGAAAAAGAAATTCTCCTATTATAGTTTCTCTAAAGTGCTCTCGTATGCGGGCGTGTTTAACATGGTTATGGGAGCCCGTGGTCTCGGTAAGACCTACGGCGCCAAGAAAATTGTTATCAAGAACGCAATCAACAAGGGCCAGCAATTCATCTACCTTCGACGCTACAAGACTGAACTCAAGGGGCGCAACAGTTTCTTTGCTGACATTCAGCACGAATTTCCCGATGAGGAATTCCGCGTAGAAGGACAGTATGCGCAGCGTAAGGTGGGAAAGAAATGGGAGACCATTGGATATTTCATTCCCCTTTCCACTGCGCAAGCGAATAAGTCAATTGCGTACCCAAATGTCTACACAATTATCTTTGATGAATTCATCATTGATAAAGGTTCACTGCGCTATCTCCCTGATGAAGCCAAAGTCTTCATGGATTTCTATTCCACGGTAGACCGATATCAAGACAGGGTGCGCTGTCTCATGCTTTCCAATGCGGTAAGCATTATGAATCCATATTTCATTAGATTTCACATTGAGCCCAAAGAAGGAATTAGCCGTCACGCTGATGGGTTCATTGTCACCGATTTCGTAAACAGCGAGCAATTCCAGTCCGAAGTGGCACACACCCGATTCGGTTCGTTCATCACGAATTACGCTGAGGACTATGCCGACTATTCCATCTCTAACAAATTCGCTGACAACTATGACGACTTCGTCATGAAAAAGACCGGAAAAGCCAAATACGCATTCTCCCTCCGCTGCCCCGACGGCGAGGTCTCCATCTGGATCGACGGCGGCACATGGTTCGCCCAGCGCCGCCAGCCCCGCGGGGATATAGTAAGATGGGCCTATAAGGTCTCAGACCTGCGGGAGGGGGAGCGGCTACTCATGTACGGTGACAAGGTACTAAGCATTATGCGTAGCACTTACCGCAAAGGACGCCTATTCTCCGACTCACCCGAGACCCGAAACATGTTCGCTGAAATCTTTGTCCGATGATACACATTAACCCCACCACAATTGACGTCGCCCTAATTCTCGGCGTCATATCCCTAATTACAGTCGCAGGGCGTTTCATCTATCGTGCCACAATCTTTATGGATCACCTATCCACTATGTTAAATGCGTGGGACGGAAAAGATGGAATGCCCAGCGTACTAGACCGGCTTGAGGATATAGAAGAAAAACTAAAAGACGTTCAATATCACGTCAAGCCAAATCACGGCGGCTCAAGTGTTGACGCACAGAATCGCCAACTCAAAGAAATCATTTCCTACCTCAAGGAGAAAAACAATGGGTGAGCACGAGTCCCCCAAGCCCCCCTTCATCCCCGACGCATACCGTATGTGGATTTACACCGTATGCGTTGGTGTCCTTGTCTGTCTCGGTGTCTGGGGCATTCTTGACGGCGACAAGATTAGTGCACTGAATTTCCTGTTCGCCGCATTCTTCGGTGTCGCAGCATCTAACACGCCGCGAGGAAAGGCGTCCTGAATGGTCACCCGAGCAAGCATTATCTCCGCAGCCCAGGAGGAAATCGGATACTCCCGATGGGCCGACGACGAAGCAGGCACCAAGTACGGGCGCTGGTATGCCCAAGCAACCGGCTCCCCCAGTTTCGGTGCCAGCGGAGTTCCTTACTGCGATATGTTTGTCTCCTATATTCTCGCCAAGGCCGGCATTAACTGGGTCAGCGCCTACGTCCCCGGTCGCGAGAATCAGGCCCGTCAGCGCGGCGTCCTCATTAACAAATGGGACGTGCGCCCCGGCGACCTAGTCACCTTCGACTGGCAGGGAGACGGAGAGTCCGACCATATTGGAATCGCTACCAGCGCGCCCTACGGGACCAAGATTGACACTATTGAAGGTAATACTTCGTGGGGTTATTCCGGATCGCAGGGTAATGGTGGTGTCGTCACCAATAAGCAGCGCGATATGGATGACGTTGTTTGGGGCATTCGTGTAGTCGACGATAATTCCGCTGTTTCCAGTGGCGGCGATATCCGAGACATTCAGCGAATCCTTGGAGCCGTACAGGACAATATCCTTGGGCAGGACACCGAAAAGCGAATGTGCGCCGTCATCAAGGCCAGCAACTGGGGCGGACGAGAATTCCCCTGGGGCGTCGCCTACACCCAATCCGTCATCGGCACAGAGCCCGACGGTATCTGGGGCGACGCCAGCGAGGCCGCACATGACCGCGTCATCGAATCCCTGCAGGCCGCACTCGGCGTCACCGTCGACGGCATATGGGGCCCCGAAACCTGGGCCGCCTGGGAGCGACTAGCCCGCACCGCAGAACGCCCATAATAAACAGTTAACCCCCGGAAGGAACCAACCACTTCCGGGGGTTAACTATGTCCTCACATATCAAGCGCTGTCAAATCCACTCCAATCAGTCCAAGCCACTTCAAGTAAGTGTCGCGACACTGCTTGCCACCATTGTGTCCGTAACGCTTAATAGTATTCAAGCCAGTCAACTTTTCTTGATACACCACCCGGTTATCGGGCCAACCATAAAGATCAAGACGAAAATCGGGCGCATCAATTAGGATTCGATCACAACGAACAATAATATTGCAGCCAGGCAGTTGATCCTCAAGATTAATTTTCGCTGCCAGTTCCTTAAGGTGGTACATTAAATTACTCCCATGCTTTCCAGACCCAATTCGTAAAGGGCGAGATTTCTTTGTTCCAATGACTCATAGTAATTAATAACACCACTCTGTGTCTCGAAAGGATTCCACATTTCAATGCAATAGTCATTAATCAAGCGAAACGCTGTGTATCCACAATAAAGAATATTGCTACCGCCTTGCGTGTAACACTCTCTCATGCCATAACAACGCAACTTTCTTTTAATCGTCTGCGTCAACATCGTCTTCCAACCCCACCGACCACTTCACCATCGCCGCGGCAATCTCCTGCGACTCCCCAGCATTCGTCCCCTTCAAGTACCACTTCGAATCGCCCGTACGCTCAAGAATTGTCTGACTCATTTGAATTCCTGTCTGTCTCGTGAATGAAATTAAAGATTGATGAAGTTGCAATATCAAAATTTTCAGTGCTTGTCGCCAGTGAAAAACGTTGTCCCTTATAATTCACAACCCACGCTGTAAAGGGCGAAATAATTCGAGCGTTGAAAAATAGGCTATTAGTCTTGACTAGAACTTCATTGCCCGCACAAGCATACTCAATAATTTCTTGCAGAAAAATCTTCAATGATTCATCTATAAATTCCATTTTCTATGCCCGTCTCACTTAGATTTATATTGTCAATAGAAATTATGTGATACTCTGTCGACCCGTTCCTCCAATAATGAATGCGATTAGTATCAGAATAATAAGCAATATGATAGCCCTTCATTAAGGCATTGACAATAAAATTAGAAACCTTCCAATAGGTGAGGGTGACAAAATCGTCACCCCCACCATGATGCGACCTACGCCTCACAACCGATCACCAAACCAAGCCAACAACTCCCATTGAGAGCCAAACCAAAACGAGTCACCGTCAGTATCGCGCACCTCCCATTTCCGCAGACCTTTACGAAGAACATAAATCTCATCACCACCATAAGACACCAAACCCCTCTGACCCGCCGCCCAAGTCTGAACGCTGTACCCCGCCTCCTCGTAAAACCGTGCTGCACCAGCCCCAAGCAAAGTCTTGATCGCTTCCATCTCAGTTCCTTCCATTCCCAGCGGGCCATCCCCGCCCTGTTCATGCATTAATAATGCGCCCTAGTTCTCCGCCAGTCAAGTTAACTGCGCGTGAACTACACCACACAAACAAATGTCCTAACATAGGTAGACCCATTGTACTGACAAAGGGCCTACCTATTAATATGCCCTACCGCCGACCTACCATAGATGCGTTACATTGTCAAACGAAATCGTGTGATACGTGACACTATTTGACGAAAATGGGGGTGATCTTCGTCACATGAAAGGGGGGCACAGACA